AGCTTGATGACGAAGAAGATGGAAGATTTTTTTAATTTACCTCCCAGTGTTGAACCGGAGGTAGAGGAAGAATTACCTCCAAAATCTAGAGACGAATTGATGGCAGAAGCAACAGCGGTATTTACGGCACTTACCACAGCAGAAAGGGTAGATTTAGCATTACCTACTGTTTTTGGACTTGAAGCCCATGACAACGAGATGGATTCTATTGCTTCAAAAGCAGTAAAAACTTTTGAGGATCTAATCACGCTTGGCGGTAATGTACCCGATTTGCATGCAGGAAAGATCTACGAAGTAGCAGGTCAGATGCTTAAAACTGCACTCGATGCTAAGAATGCCAAAGCAGATAAGAAATTAAAGATGATTGAGCTTCAACTTAAGAAGGTAAGGTCGGAACAAATTGATTTTGAATTGGGGAACGGCGATAAAAAGCTTCCAGGCGGCGGAGAATTTGACAGAAACGAACTCCTAAAATATATAGTGTCTAATAAATCAGAAAACTCTGATAAATAGTCGTAACACTGGAGTCACTATATGGCAGAGAACAAATCATTTACATCTTATGTTGCAGAGAACAAGACAGACTACACTTATGTCTTGAAGTTCGCTGTTCCAGAGATGACAGACGCTATGATTGATATGTTGGAATCTTCACTAAAGAAGTATGATTTAAAGTCGGCGTCTGCATTTAGAAAAACACCTATTCAAGAAAGCCCATTGGATTTTCCAAACATTAAGAATACTCCTGTATTCACATGTGATATTTCTATGGGGTATCCGTCTTCCCTAGACTTCCTAAGAATTTACATTTGCAATAACCTTGGTATTTCGCCAGCTCAGTTAGCTGTATATTCGGATAACGATCCTCGTCAGATTGAGACAGATCTTTACGTTGATAGAAGTTCTCCAGAATTTAAGTCTAAGTATAAGACACGCCTTGGCAGTGACTACGAAGAAACAGATGCACCCGCCTATGGTGAAAAGTATAATATGAGTTTTCTAAAGGAACTAGAGAAGGTCCGTAAGGAAAGAGAAATTGTTACGGTTGAGAATCCATTAAGTCCAGGCGAAAAGATTGACCACTCAACACTACCTAAGGGATACGACGGATTCAATGATCCTAAGAATCTAAAGACAGATCCGGTCGGATTCTTCGGCAGAATTAAGAAGCCCGATCTTTTGAAGGTTGGTATGCTATGAAGAGTATGAGAGAATTAATCTCTCTAATGGAGAGTGTTGCACTAGTTCCTGGTATAGGTAATTCAGTATCTGAGGGTAAATTTACCTTTGATAATTATACTGTATTAACATCTACAGGAAAACATTTGGTTTACGGACCAAACGATAAAGATGCAATGCAGGCACATCTTGCAAGACAATATGGTGGATCAGGGGCAAGAATTTACGGCGACGTAATAAGCATGGAACCCTATACAGGTCCAGTAGATACAGGCAGAGATGACAAGTCCGCAAGATCGTACTGGGATGAAGACGTCGCCGTAGCATCTTCTTCACCGGGCGGCCCCGGCGGTGCAGAGGCAAATATGCAAACGGCAGGAACTGTCGGAAGAAATAATTCATATGCAGCATTTGACGCAGCTCAGGGACAGGCCACTGAAGAATCCGCACCTCCAGGAATGGAAGATGTTGTTATGAGTCTGAAAAAAGAATATCCCAACGATCATAGCAAGGCATTCGCAACTGCATGGTCGATTTATAATAAGAAACACGGTAAGGCAAACGAATCGGTCCCAGCAGTAGATTCCTGCCAACAAACAAACCCAGCAAGTGCCGATATCGCATGTGCTATGGAGGAGAGCAGAATGACAGATTATGACTTGGATTTTATTAGACAATCCTTAGACAGAAATTACGAATTGGCAACATCAGAAGATGAATTGAAGAGAATGGTTGCTGGTGAAACAGGTTATGGCAATAATCCAGAATTTGATAATGCCTTTGCACTAATGTTGGATCATTTCCTAAATGGCGACGATACTTCATTCGATCATATGGATGGTCCGGATGATTTTTCAGATGACGCAGAAGCTCTTGCAAGTGCAGGACACGGATCAGACGAAGATTATGGCGATTTCCCAATCGATGAAGACTTACAAAACGGTTACAACGATGTTGAAAAAGCATCGGGTATTGACTTCTTCCCAAATGGTGCAGATAGTCCTGTTGTAAGCAATGTGGGTCCATCGGGTGCTCGCCAAGGCGATAATCCAGAACAGAAGAAAATGCAGGTAGCCGAAGTTCACAAGGAACTTGTTTACGGTTATAGAAACTTCCTTAAGGAAGCTGCCCTATCCCAGAAGAAATAATTGAGGATTAACACCTCACATATTTTATAACTTCTACCAATTATGGCAATATATCAAGACGATAAACTTGTAAAACGTGCCTATACAAAGGTAGCGTATACAAAAGAACAGATAGATGAATTGAGAGCATGTCTCGACCCAGTAACTGGGCCGAGATTCTTCATTGAAAATTTCATGTATATTCAACACCCGATGAAGGGTAGACAAAAGCTTGAATTATATGATTTTCAATTAGACCTTATTGATAATTACCATAGTTGCAGAAAGTCAGTTAACATGGTTAGTCGTCAGATGGGTAAAACTACAGTGGCGGCAGGATATCTTCTCTGGTATGCAATGTTCGTCGACGATGCAACAATCCTTATAGCTTCAAACAAATATGACGGTGCGCAAGAAATTATGCACAGAGTTCGATACGCTTATGAATCTGTGCCCGATCATATTCGTGCAGGTGTAAAGACCTATAATAAGCGTTCTATTGATTTCGATAATAACTCGCGAATTGTAGCAACTACCACGACAGAAAATACTGGTCGTGGTATGTCGTTATCACTTGTTTATTTGGACGAATTTGCATTCGTGGAACCTAATATTGCTAAAGAATTCTGGACTTCTCTGTCGCCCACTTTATCCACTGGTGGTAAATGTATTATTACTTCTACACCAAATACAGACGAAGATCAATTTGCCGACATCTGGTTTGGTGCTAATAAATTAGTAGATGCAAACGGAAACGAAACTACTGTAGGAACTAACGGATTTAAGCCGTATATAGCAACGTGGGAATCTCATCCAGACCGAGATCAGGCTTGGGCCGATGCCGAAATGGCCGGTTTGGGAGAAGATAGGTTCTTGCGTGAACATAAGTGTCAATTCATTACATTTGAAGAAACACTTATTAATCCGGTTAAGCTTTCCCAATTAGAACCATCTCAACCAATTCGTAAGACTGGTCAGATTCGTTGGTACTCAGAAATCCGACCAAACATGACCTATGTTGTTTCCCTTGACCCATCAATGGGAACAGGTGGCGACAATGCAGCAATTCAGGTTCTCGAATTACCATCGTTAGTTCAAGTGGCCGAATGGAGTAGTAATAAAACTCCAATTGAAGAACAGGTTCGTACTATGCGCCGTATATTAGAAGAACTATATGCGGCAGGTAAGCCGGAATTATACTGGTCTGTAGAAAGTAACTCCCTAGGAGAAGCAGCACTCGTTGTTATTAGAGATACCGGTGAAGAAAACTTCCCAGGAACAATGCTGCACGATCCTAAGAACAGGTTGCAAGGCAAGACAGGTCGCCGTGCAGGTTTTGTTACAACAAACAAGTCTAAACTAGAAGCATGTGCCAAGTTGAAATTCTTAATTGAGTCTGGTAAGATGAAACTAAACTCTCGTGGCATATTGTCAGAACTGAAGGTGTTTGTTTCTCGTGGTAATACATTTGAGGCACGCATTGGACAGACAGACGATTTAATTATGGCTATGATTTTAGCAGTAAGAATGACAGATTTCATCTCTACATGGGATGATCAATCATCGGCAGCAATTAACAGCAATATTGGTACAGAGCACGATTCGACCTACGATGCACCGATGCCTGTTTTTATCTAACATCAGATAAATAAGAGAAACAAGGAATTAGTAATGGTCGAAATGGATACTTTAGCTGGCAAGATATTTTCCCTACTGAAGGGTAATGGCCTACAAATTAAGATTTTCGATGAAGAAGGTGCAGAGATTACAGATCCTAATCTCGGCCGTAGATTCTTTGTGACTAGCCCCAATATTATGGTAACCATTGATGAGGATAGTAACAGCATACAATTTAGTAAAGGTGCAGATGTAGACGATACTGTAGACAGCCTACAGCAAAACATTCGCAAAATAGCAGACGAATTTTTAATGAATTCCGATATCAAGGTGTTTGGTAAAACAATCCAGCCCAGAGATTATGCATATCAGGCAAAGATGAAGAAGGGAAATAGTATGAATACATTGGCTGAAAGTTTGAGCAGAATGTTTGGCTCGGCAAGAACATCTCAACAGACATTGGAAAATGTCCGTATTTTGGTAAAGCATAAGACACCAGTCGACGAGAATGTACGCGGAGCACGCTCACGTCATATCAGTGCAATTTTCCTTGAATGCAATGGCGAAAGATTCCGTTTTCCACACGCCTATCTACCGGGTGCAAGAGCAATGGCTCAACACATGGCCCACGGAGGCACATTCGGCGATAAAGTTGGATCCTATATTACAGAAAGTACAGGTAATCTTCTAAAGCTTCAGTCCTTCAATCGTTATGTTACAACCAACAAACTAATTAACGAAGATAGTTCAGGAATTGTTGAAACAGTCAAAGAGAACATCGAGACCATTCGTACCGAACTAAAGAAACTAACAGGTGTAAAGACATACGAGACAGTAAAGGCCCGTCTTGAAACATTTGAAAGAGAGACACTTGCCGAAGACGACGTCACCGGTCTAAAGGAACTTTTCACTATTCGCCGTTTTGATGAGAAGTTTGAAGAGGTACTTCCAATTGTAAAGCAGTTGGTTCAGGAACGTGATACCTTCCATAAGCGCATCGAAGAAGCTTCCGCAAATGTAGTGATGATCCGCCGCGAGTCGCTAAATACTACTCCGATGTTCGAGTTCGCAAGCGAAAATGCTCGTTTAGGTTTTAAGCTTAATGAATTAGCCCTAAGGATCCTTGAAAATGATGAACTTTCTGGGTTTGTTAATAAGATCGGTACAAAACTATGTAAGGAAGGCCGAGTCAATGATTTTGAGAAGGCGGTACTTACACAGGTATTGGAAAACTTACAGATCGCGGAACAAGCGGTGGTAGGTAAGAAAGATATTAAAGAATCCGCAGACCTGTCGGCCTTCTTTGATAAATATGTTATGAATTTCTACTAAGAAGTTCTTGACAAACACACAAGGTTTTCGTATACTAGCTGCATACGAAGACCTTAGCAGGTATGATGCGAAAGGGCTTAACGTGACCCGAGTAGATCGCAGCTCAATTAATAGCGTTTAATATAAACTAAAGCATAGGAAAAACAAATCATGTCAAAAACACTCGACGAAATCCGTAAGAAATTACAAGCACTAGATCGTAAGCCAGGTGGTAACAGTACAGGCGGCGGAGACAAGGCCACATACGCACACTGGAACATTGTAGAAGGTACTTCTGCAATCACTCGATTCCTCCCAGATGCAAACGAAGATAACACATTCTTCTGGGCAGAAAGACAACTAATCAAACTACCATTCCCCGGCATTAAAGGCCAGGACGAAAACAAGCCAGTAGTCGTACAGGTTCCTTGTATCGAAATGTGGGATGGCAAAATGACCTGCCCTATCCTAAACGAAGTTCGCCCAATGTGGAAGGACAAGTCGTTAGAAGATACAGCACGCAAGTATTGGGTAAAGCGCAGTTTCTACATGCAAGGTTTTGTAAGACAAGACCCAATGAATGAAACAGATGCTCCCGAAAATCCAATCCGTAAGTTCATTATGGGTCCACAGATTTTTGCAATCATTAAGGCCGCGCTAATGGATCCCGATATGGAAAATAGCCCAGTTGATTACATCAACGGTACAGACTTTATCATTTCCAAGACAAGCAAGGGCGGATACGCCGACTACGGTACCTCGAAGTGGGCAAGAAAAGAGTCGAGTCTCACAGAAGACATGATGGCAGCAATCGACCAATACGGTTTGGTTGATCTAGCAACTTATCTTCCAAAGCGCCCATCGGCGGAACAACTGGCAATCATCTTCGAGATGTTCCAAGAATCTCTCGATGGTGAATTGTATGATCCAGCACGTTGGAGCCAGCATTACAAGCCATTCGGCTTCGATTCATCGGCTACCGATGATGCAGATGCAGGCGAAGGTAAAAAGGTAACACGCTCGGCACCGGTATCACGTCCGGCCGCTCCTGCAACGGTTGTTACACCAAAGGCAACACCGATTGCTGAAGACGAAACTCCACCATGGAGCGATGATAATCCGGCAGAAGTTAAGGTAGAAAAGGAAGAAGCGGCACCGGCAGCAACCAAATCTCCTCAAGAAATTCTTGCAATGCTCAGAAATCGTAATAAATGAGATAAATGGGGAGAAATCCCCATTTACAATTTATGAAAGATTCTCCACGTAAATTTGCCATACAGAATAATTTGCCTACCTATGTCTCTGATAAACCGTGTAAGAACGGACACATATCAAACCGTAGAGTTAGTGATTCGGCCTGTATAGATTGTGAAAGGGAAAGAAAACGCAATGGTTATTATGAAAAATATAAAACCGATGATTCTGCCTTTAGAAAACAATTTACAGATTTACGTGGAAGAGCACGTATTAAGGGGATACCATTTTCAATCAATCTAGATGATATAGACCGTCCGGAATTTTGTCCGGTATTGGGAACAAGACTTCAATACGGCATAAATCATAATACAGAAGAAACAAAATGGAAAAAGCATCCAGACAGGGCAAGCTTTGATAAGGTGATACCATCTTTAGGCTATGTACCGGGTAATGTATTCATAATTAGTCTTGAGGCAAATAGACTAAAGAGTAATGCAAGTCTCGAACAGCTGGAAGCATTAGTAAAATATATGAAGAGGAAATAAACAGTATGGCTAAGGCCTTTGACATTTCAAAATTCAGGAAATCCCTGACCAAAAGTATTACAGGTATCTCTACAGGATTCAACGATCCCGATACCTGGATCAGCACAGGGTCCTACGGACTCAACTTCCTTATCAGCGGCGACTTCTATCGTGGAATTCCTATGGGTAAGGTATCAGTATTTGCGGGCGAATCCGGCGCCGGTAAGTCGTATATTGTTTCCGGTAACATTGCTAAGGCAGCACAAGAGCAAGGTATTTTTGTTGTCATGATTGACACAGAAAACGCACTTGACGAAAAGTGGCTGAAAAACCTCGGTGTAGACACGGCAGAAGATAAGATGTTGCGCGTAGGTGCAACAATGATTGACGAAGTCGCAGGTATTGTTCATAGTTTTGTGACAGAATATAAATCAAATTACCTCGACCTACCTAGAGAAGAACGTCCTAAGATTTTATTCATTATCGACTCTATAGGTATGTTATTGACACCGACAGATGTAAATCAATTCCAAGCTGGCGACATGAAGGGTGATATGGGTCGCAAGGCAAGGCAATTAAAGGCATTTGTCTCTAATTGCGTAAACATGTTCGGCGATTTAAATATTGGTATGGCGGTTACAAACCACACATATCAATCTCAGGATATGTTTGACCCGGATGATAAGATTACAGGCGGATCAGGCTTCATCTTTGCTTCGAGCATTGTTATCGCAATGAAGAAGTACAAACTGAAAGAAGACGAGGATGGCACAAAGTCATCCGAAGTTAGGGGTATTCGTGCAACCTGTAAGGTAGTAAAGACTCGTTATAGCAAGCCGTTTGAATCTATCAAGATTGACATTCCGTGGGAATCGGGCATGAACCCTATCTCTGGTTTGTTTGACCTATTTGAGAAATCAGGCGTGTTAACAAAAGAAGGCAATCGCTATAAATATGTTTCCAAGAAAACAGGTGTAGAGATGAAGTATTTCCGCAAGGAGTGGAATGACTTCGAAAAGATGAAGGTAATTATGGACGAGTTTACGCAGGATGATTTGAATGTTGTTATTTCAGATACCCCTGCAGAACAGGTTGTTTTGGTACAAGGAGATGAGTAATGAATAACGAAAATAATGAACTATTGCTCGAACTGTGGGCAAGAATGAAGTCTCACATTCAGCCTAAGGAGCGTTTAGAAGTGGCTGATATTTTGGTTGTCGTCTTTGACGAATTTAGTCTAGTAGATGAAAGTTTACTAGAAGAAGATCTCGATAAAGAATTACTAGCCGCAGCAAAGAGCCACTTAGTTGTATTTGACGAAGACGAAGACGAACAAGAGGTTTATGATGACGAAAACGGTTTCAGCTACTGAGTTTGGAGAAAATCTACTCTCGGTGATTAATAGCAAGGATGCTCAGCAATCCGTGACGACAGTCCAGCAGTACAAAGAAAATATAAGAGATGCTACTGTGGGTGCCGACTACGTTAACTGGATTACTGAGCCTGTAAATCTGACTAGGGTACATAAGGCCTTGGCAGAAGACCTAGGTGTTCCTCCGCGTGCTATGATAATCAAGAGAATGGCAATGTCTCGTACTCAAAGGGCAGCACTACTTCTACAGGCCATGGAAGGCGCTGTAAAGCGGGTGCATAAATTGTGAGCTCGTGGTACTATAAAGTCACTTCGGATCTTTCTAAAATTGCAGACTTTATTGAATATTATGAAAAGGAATTAGAGTCTGCCAGACTAGAGCTATCACTTAAAGGTAAGTCTCTAGAAAGGCATGCTGCTGAACTTCCGGGATTAGTTGAGCAACGATTTGCACAATTGCAAGAAATTGAGGCTGTACTAGAATACCTTAACATAAGACTGCGGCAAGAACGTTCTGCTGAATTTAAGAAATATCTAGAAGCATATCAGAAGTCTCTGAGCTCCCGTGATGCTGAAAAGTATGTCGACGGAGTTGCAGGGATTGTTGATTCAACCTTGTTAGTAAATGAAGTGGCATTACTGAGAAATAAATTCCTTGGAATAAGCAAGGGCTTTGAGGCCAAGAATTTCATGACTGGTCATATTATAAAATTAAGGGTCGCCGGGCTTGATGATGCGAGTATGTAATGGCAAAAACAACCTTACAGATATTAGATGAAGTAAACATAAAATTTGATGGGCTCGATGTGGTCTGCCGTCGTAAGATGGTTGAATCACTTGAGTTCATGTTACCATACGCCCGTCACACACCGGCATTTAAGCTAGGTAGATGGAATGGTAAGATGAGTTTCTGTGATATAGGCGCCCGTTCATATGTGAACCTATTGGATATTTTACTACCAATCGTTCAACAACAGGGATATGATGTTGAGATTGATGATCAAAGACAACCTACTGACAACTTTGAGTTTGAAGAAGTAACAGAAGATAGTTACAGTCATATCCCTTGGCCAAAGGGTCACCCTCTCGAGGGTCAGCCAATCAGAATCAAGGACCACCAGCTCGATGTAATCAACTCGTATCTTAATAACATTACTGGCATAAATATCGCCCCAACAGGCTCGGGAAAGACCCTAATTACGGCAATTTTAAGCCATAAGGTTCAACCCTATGGTCGTAGCATCGTAATTGTACCGACAAAGGATTTGGTTACACAAACCGAAGAAGATTATATTAACCTTGGATTAGATGTGGGTGTGTTCTTCGGTGACAGAAAAGAATATCTAAAAACTCACACAATCTGTACATGGCAAAGTCTGGAAAGCCTAGCAAAGCGTTCGAAAGAAACCGATTTAGAAATCGATATAAACTCTTTCTTCGAGGGGGTGGTTTGCGTTATCGTGGACGAGGTACACAAAGCAAAGGCAGATGTATTGAGACGTTTATTGTCAAGTTATTTACGTAATGCACCAATCCGTTGGGGTTTGACTGGCACAATGCCGGAAGAGGAGTGTGATAAGGTTGGTGTAGTTGCATGTATCGGACCACTACTTGGTAAGATTAATACAAAAGAACTTCAGGATCTCGGCATACTTGCACAATTGCATGTTAATATCTGGCAGTTACAGGATCTCGGCGAAGTTGCATTTGATAACTACCATTCAGAGTTAAAATGGTTGACAACAAGTCTGCCTAGACTAAAGTTTCTCGCAAAAGAGATAGGAACAATATCCGAGACGGGCAATACTCTTATACTGGTTGATCGCGTGCAGACTGGCGAAATGTTACAATCACTTATACCAGATTCGATCTTCGTATCTGGCAAGATGAAGTCAAAAGATCGCAAGGCAGAGTACAAGGAAGTCCAGGAGGTTGACGGAAAGGTTATTATAGCCACATATGGTGTGGCGTCTACAGGCATTAACATTGTCCGTATTTTTAATCTTGTCTTATTTGAGGCTGGAAAAAGCTTCGTTAGGGTAATTCAAAGTATCGGTAGAGGTATCAGAGTTGCACCTGATAAGGATTTTGTGAATGTATATGATGTATGTTCGAATTGTAAATTCTCCAAGCGACATTTGACTAAGCGTAAGAAATTTTATACAGAAGCGGAATATCCTTTTACAATTAAGAAGGTGCAATATTGACAATTGTTGAAACTAATATATCGTGGGGTTTCTTAAGCCTTATTGAGACATTTTTTCAAGCAAACAAGCTTACGGTCTCTTATAAGGCCCGTGGCATATCTGAGAAGAAGATTACATTGGAGTATGAAGAAAATTCAGAAACAGCAATGTCTATTACATTTATGTCTGTACGGCATCTCGGGTTTGAAAACATGCTATGTGATTATCTTAAACGCTGCGGAATTCCGTATGAATTAATACCAATAGGTAACTCATATTCAAATCGGGATATGAAAAAGCTTGACGAAGAATGGATAGAACATAGAAGAAAACTTGGATTTAGATAATGAACATATTAACGAACGAAAATAAAGCATACAATTTAGATAAGATCCCAAACGAGATTGAAGATATTAGGTATTGTGTATTAGATTATTCAGATCCAAAGAATCCTGATTATTTCTTTATTCCGCTTATTTTCTTGGAAAGTTTTTACGCACCAGCAGTAGTATTAAACATTGGGCAATTTACAGTTCAGATGCCATTAGATTGGTCAATACTTGTTTGCGATCAAGATTACAGCGATTTAGAATTAATGCCTCTTACAAGCCTTAATGATCGTGGATTTCACACAATGGTTTTTAATCCATTGAGGCATATGGTCCCGAGACCACAGGAAGTAAATATCACAAACGTATATGCTGAGGTGAAATGGTTCTTTCCAAAACTAAAAAATGGAAACATCTTGGTAGTTCCGGTTGAAGATAAACCGTTTCCAAACTGTGTATTGTTTGTCAAAGAAGTAAGTAAATTACCCGACGTAATAGACATTGGAGCACTCTTTGAGTGAAGAATTTAAATTAGAGCGTGTAGGTGATTGGTTATCTTGGATAGGACAACCGATGCTCTATGACGGTGGTCTATGCGTTAATCGCACACCGGAAGAACATGCCGAGAATGATAAACACAGAGAAGTGAAGTTAACGGTATGAGTAACGAAGTATCTGATTGGTTAAGTGGGTTCTTTGAGATGAATCCAGATGCTGTAGAAGTTGTAGAAGAGAAGCCTAAGAAAAAGGCAAGCACTCTTACACTTGATATGGAATTGCCAGCTATGGATTTTTGTAATAAGAATTTCTATAGGGATTTGTCTGACGAACATA